ATGGAATGTTTCTGTGAGCGTTCAGTATTGGCTATGACCTATCCTCCTTCTAACTTAAACGCTGTAATGGCCGAAAAAGGTGTATTACAAAGAATGCTTATGTATATTTGGGATGTTCCTGAATTCGTTCAACACAAAATGAGACTAGAACAAATTGAAAAGGCTGGAACAATTGAAGAAGTAAACCAACCTATTGACAAGTATGTTAAGGCTATGTTTGAACTATATGAAAAGACACAGGAAAGATTTAATGAAGTTGGTGGCGACCCCCTAAAGACTATGACTTATACGGAGGACTTTAATCAAGTTCTTAGATTAGAGTATGAAAACATGCGAGCATACTTACACAACACTAGAAGTGATGTTAGTGCAATTGCTGGAAATTTTACTACCCGTTTAATGAAAATACTGTATAAAATGTCTGTTCTTTGTAGTGTGGCTTCAGCCCCATCAATAACAGATAAAGACCAAAGATTCATTGTTACAGGCCATAATGTGCGGCAAGCGGCGACCATCATCCGACAGTGTTATATGACATTGGTTGATTGGCTAGAGCGAAGCCTACGAGTGCAACGGCAAAGCATAGCCGACAACTCTCTAGAATCATCCTTTATCGAAGTTTATACTAAAATGGATAAAGATGATGAAGGTTTCGTAAACAAGACTTTACTATTAACAGAAGTCAGAAAGAAAGTTAAAAAATCTCAAGCGCAGATTTATAGACATTATGAAGTTATTAGACATAAGTTTGATGAAATGAGAATAGGAAGAAGTGTTTACGCTAAGTATAATAAAGGTGATGAAGAATGAAGTGGGAAAATACATATCTAGTTTTTGAAGTAACTAAAGGGCCAAAAGTAATTATTGACACATTAGACACCTATGGTGCTGATGGATGGGAATGTTGTTCTCAACTAATTGTCGCTGGTTCACAGATTGTTTGTTTCTTAAAGCGTCGAACAGATGTTGATGAAGAACCAAAAGCAAACAAGGAAGAAGAGAAGATTAGTAAACTTTGGTCGTCTGCTCAGGATTGATAATAATGTCTATGCTAGCAATTGACCTTGAAACTAAGAATATGTCTTTTGATATAGGCGGTTTCGGCAATACTCATATGTTTCAAGTATCAACGGTTGCTACTTGGGATGGAACAACTGGAACTGTTTATGTTGATGAACCTTTAGATTCTTTTGCCAAAAGCGGCCATATTGTAAAGTCACTAGGGCAACTAAAATATGATTTAGATGAACACTTTGAAAAAGGTGGTCTTCTTCTTGGACATAACATCAAAGCATTTGATTTACCTATTCTTAGAGACTCAATGGATATTTACTGTATCAATAAATATGTTAAATCAGAACAATTCGTTGATACTTCTAAAATTCTTTTTAAAGAGCATGGTGAAAGATTCCCACTTAAGAATCTAGTAAAATGCACTATGAATGACTTTAAACTAATGGACAGTGCAGATGCACCTAAGTTATGGAAAATGGGTCAGTATGATGAAGTAGTAGAATACTGTATGAAAGATACTCAATTGGTTTATGACCTATGGAAGTATGGACAAGATAATGGATTTGTAAAAGCCTTTTCTATTGAAAAGGGAGAACATAAAGATTTGGAGGTGAATTGGTAATGACTGGCTGGGAATGGTTCGGATTATTTGTTTTTCTCGTTATTTTAATGCTTCTTTTCTTTGCAGCATTTGGTGGCACTAGTGTTACTGATGAAAGCGTTGAAGAGTATATGAAGCGTTTGATGAACGATGAAAAAACATTGAAGTGATGATATGGGATTAAAGAAAAGTTGTTCGTATTGTAACGAATCAACGATAGCCAAACGACTACTAGGCTTCTATGTCGGTTCAACCGAGCAAGTGAAGTTGTGGGAGTGTCGTGCCTGTAAAGGTATTTGGTCGCAAAAAAGAATTTGAGAGGGCTTCGGCCTTCTCATTTTTTTTTGGATTTTTTTAAGATTACCAATTTTGAAAATCGCTTATTTTCATTTCTTTCAACAAGTCTTAACCATATGTTCCGGCATAAAGTTTTGCCCATAAGCCATAACAAACGGATAAGATATTATTAGTATGAATAAAAGTGCTTTTGCTAATAATTCTAATACTTTCATATCATTGTCCTCCTAAAGTTACACCATGATTAATCGTTACTCTATCGCCGTTACCATCTGTTACTGTGCATGTTAATGTATAAACTGCTTCTAGAAATCCTTGAGAACCTGTTGGGCCAGTAGCGGGGTCAAATATTTGAGGACATATTACTCTCCATGTAATATCATCATATTGAGCAACATTTTGTGTTCCTGCGGCTAATACTGTTACAAGGTTATCTAGGTCGTCTTCTTCAGTAACAGTCCAAGCATAAGAATAAGAACCATCTCCACCTGATGCAGTAGCGGTAACATCTAAATCTGCCGCACTAGTATCTACAACGGAACTTTGGTCGGGTTGCGGTAAATTAATGGCTAAAATTGTTTCTGCTGAATCTAATGCAACAGAAAGAGCCGCCGCCCCACTAGCATTTTGAACAACTCCGTATTGCCAATGTAGCCCCATTTAATCACCCAATTCTTATCCACTTATTATTGCCAGTTGCTACAAAGGTAGCGGCTTTGTATGAAGCAATATCATCTAATGCTGCTATTGCCCCACCATTGACAGTAGCACTATTTTGAACAGTTATTTTTGCGTTAATGGCTGAACCTGTTTGATTGAATAATGTAAATTGCACACCAACATCTGTTGCATCAATATTAGGCAAAGCGAGAATTGAAGAGGAGTTATCGAATATAACTAATGTTCCCGAATCAGTAATAGTAGGGGAATAAGTAGCCGCCCCAACTATGGCAACTGTCGCTCTTGAATTAAAACCTGCATGACAAGCCGCATTAGCGATAGTATCGGGTGGCCCTACACTTGCTAAAACTGTTGAAACAACATCTTCATTTTCGTCTATTAGAGATACTCCGAATTTAAGATTACCTCCTTTATCTGCGTCAGTATGTTCTTCTGTCGCAATAGAAGCAATAAAGGCCGAAGACTCTAAAACCGAAGAAGGCACATTACCATCAGTAGAATCAAAACCAATTCCACCGAGTAAATCACCATCGGCAGTAGAAGTATCTTCTCTTACAATCATTAGTCCATTAGAACCATCAGCACCAGTATGGGAGATTTGTAGTTTATTAGCAGGTGAACCTGTTCCTATGCCTACTCTATCAGTAGAAGCATCTACTTTAATTAAATTGTTTATATTCTCACCATTTACTATGAAATCAATATCCACTCCATTGTAATTAAAGGTAGTTGAACCATTAGCGTCAGTGCTTCCAGTCATATACATAAAGGTCTTAGTAGCACCTTGATGTAACATTTGATAGTAAAGTGAACCTGCTTCGGCTGTATTTGCTGTATCTGCAATTCGTGATTGTATGTTTGCATAAATAGTGGTATTTCCTCCACTATCTTCTCCCTTAAATATCATATTACCTAATAAATCACCATCGGCGGGGCTTGCTGAATTTCTATTAAATACTAATGAGGGTTCAGCACCCGCACCATCATTGGTTGATTCCATTACTATACAATCTCCTGTTGAGTCCTGTTGAATATAGAGAGGTATTGTTCCTACTGAGGCAGTATTATCATTTCTAATATTTACTAATCTTCTTGAATCGGTTTCAGCAGAATTGCTTACTACATTAATAGCACGACCGGAAGTTAATCCATCTGCTGTAATATCAATAACATTTGCAGTAGTTACAGTATCAGCAGTAATGTCTATTACATCAGCACCGATGTTTGCCGCTATTATTTCAAGGGCTATTTCGCCCGCATCTGCATTATCTATTTTAAACGCAGTTGCATTTATACCGTCAGGATTAGTAATTTGAGCATTACCTCCAATATCTAAAGTAGTAGCGGGGCTTCCTGTGCCAATACCAACTTTATCATTACCACCATCAACAAATAACATATTAGCATTATCATCCGATTCTACTCTAAAATCAATATCTTTAGAGTCTTCATTAAAAGTGGTTGATGTAGCGTCTAAACTTATTCTTTTATCCATTACATTGTTTTTTGCTGACCTGATGTGCAATTTGCCGTCTTCTGAGTCCTTAGTTACGGTCTGTGCTTCAATGAATATGTCTGCATAAGTAAAGGTGGCGAGAGAGTTATCTCCAGCATCTTTGTTTTTCCCCATGAATTTTAAATGGGCTAAATCATCTCCGTTTATAGGGTCAGTAGAGTCTCTTAAAAATGCCATATCGGGAGATGCAGAACTGCCGGAATCGGTTGATTCGAGTAATAACTGGGGAGTTGATGCACTTGAAGATTGAATGTGTAAGGTTGCTGATGGGCCGGAATTACCAATACCAACATTACCACCATTAAATATAGCGGCATAATTAGTATCTCCACCGCTTACATCAACAGTTAAACCCTTTACTACTTGAGTTCCTGTTCCTGCCCCAACAACATCAATATCCATACCAATAGCAGTTGAAGTTCCTTTACTTGAAGAAGTTACATCTAAATCAATACCAATGTCATTATGTGCGGCTGTTCCAGTTGATTGTGCCAATCTATCAAAATCAACATGTAGTGCTTTAGAGGTTTCAGCCCCCACACTACCCGCCCTATCTTTATCAATTACAAGAGAACCTCCGAATGATTGGTCGCCTGTCCTTATTGCTTTTGAATCTAATTGAGTTTGAATACTAGATGTTGCACCCTTTACATGTATTAATTCAGCAAGACTCGGATAAGTTGCTACTGCTGCTGAAACCACATTTTTAGAGGAATCAGTAATAACAATTTCACTAGCGGTTAATGAAGGAATATTAACAGCACCTAATCCATCAACTGAAAATCTGGTAGTATCTCCTTCGTCACCATCCGAGTCATCATCACTTAAAATCTCAAACTTTTCATCAGCCGTATTATCCGCTAATACAAATCTAATATCAGCATTAGCAATTTTATTCTTAAATGTAGTCCTATCCACATCACCTATAATTGACATGGTTTCTGCATATCCAGATGAATTATACCCAACACTTACACTACTTTCTACTTTACCTGTTGTAAGGTATTGAACCATTCTATCAGCCTGTTGAGCAGAACCATTTGCGCTTCCTGCTGTAATTTTAATTATAGCAATAGGAACATCTCCTTCTACTAAAGCAGGAACAACACTGTGAGTTCCATTACTTCCTCTTAATACCATAGTATCGTTACTGCTGCCACCATCTTTAGCGACTAGTATTAAATATACATCTCCTGCGGATATTGGAATAAGACTAACTGCACCAGTTCCCGGATTATAAGAAGTATTTAGGGGTAATGCGGATAAAGCATCAACTGTATGTAACTTACCATCTCTATATACTTTACCAGCAGTAACCGCAATTGTTGAATGAGTAGCCGCACCAAAAGTAATATCAAAATCATTAGCCGTCTTAACTGCGTAATTACCCCTAACACCTTGACTAAGTGCTTTAATTAAACCTGAGTGTGGAAAATCCAAAGCATCAGTAATTTGAGTAGTTGGTGTTCCCGATAGGGTGCTATAAAAATAAGGGTTGTCTGCATCAGTTACGGCCATATTATTCTACCTCCAAGAAGAAAAAAAACTCAAGAGTTTCATTAGAGGCGACTGGGCCGACTCCATCAAAGTTATGTCTAAACAATAAATTACCGCTAGAATCAAAAACACCCGCTTCTCGGATAACTGAACTAGTCATACCAGTTGAATTACCTGAAATTACAAGGTGAACTTCAATTACATTTACATCTGATTTTGTAGCCACTAAAGTAACACTTGTTCCTAAATCAACATCTAATCCTGTTTGGGTAGAATAAGTAGAGTTTCCCCCTAACCCTATTTTACCATTATTGATTAAAGTTCCTTGGATATAAGTGGCGACTAAAGATTTCATTGTATCAGTTATCAAAATTCTTCCTCCAATAAAACGGTGCTTACTGTGCCAGCACCAACATGACCTAGTGTATAGGTTCGTGTATTTAAAGCCCCCGTGAACCCAAGAGGAGTGCCAGCAACAGCCGACCTTTTCTGAGCAATAAATTTAATTAATTTAAGTTTAGTTTCTTCTATAAAATCAAATTCAATGTTAGTTCCATCAAATTTATTATCCCTAATTGCAGAAATAGTTCTGCTTTGGTTCATAGCAATCTCAGCAAATCTATCTTCTAATTGTTTGCTATATTTACCTAACTCTAATATTAACATACCTTGCATAGTATGAGTAATCTGTAAAACTAAATACTCAGCAAATTCTACATTTTCTTGGGGTAATTCCAAAGAAACTATATCTCCTGCTTTTAATTGCCCTACTCCTTTATGACCCACTTCAATTGTAATTTTAAAGTTAAAATCACTGTGTAGTCTTAGTAATTCTATTGCTCTTTTATTAACATCTTCTTGTGTAACTAATTGGGAATCGTATTCTTGTAAGGATTTAATACCGTGTTTATTTATGCTTCGCAAATTCTTTTTTACAGATTTATGGGCTTGGCCTAATACAATTATGTGATTAAAGTAATCAAACATGGTTTTTACTTTTTCATAAGAGAATATATCTACGGCTGAATTTTCTGGACTCAAATTAACATGAGAAAAATTAGAAGAATCAATTCTATCTAGTATGGTTAATTTACCATTTACTTCAGTTAAGGACTTATTTTTTTTACTCATCAAAAAGTTAATTGCACTAAACAGATTCACTCCTTGAAAATTAGGGGCTATGAAGAAAGGATAAGAGTCATTCCTACTTAATGAAAAATCTATGTTATTATCTAATAGAGTTTCTTCAATTAAATCTTCAGTCTCTCTACAAATAGATGCAACTGAACCAATAAGTGCTCTTTTAGCATTAAAAGAAACTTTACCATCTACTGTTAATTCAATAGGTTCAGATACAGAAGGTATTCCTATCATTTTTTTCATCTTAGTAATGTTCATATAATAACCAATACTTGTAGTATCTTTAGTAAATCTTACATCTGTAAGATTAACATTCTCTCCATCAGCGATAACTAGTCTAGTATTTCTTATACCCTCGGCATCAAGATTCCAAATATTTGCTAATTTATCCGGTGTTCTAATAACTACATGGTCGGAAGTAGAAACATCATTAGGGTCAGCAATAACATACATAGATAATACTGCTTCCGCTTCTCCTGCAAAAGTTCTTGGCCCTGTTCCACCACTAACAAAAAAACTATTTGGGTTACTATACATTTCTGTTGAATTTGGTTTTTGTGTATATTTTGAAGAGAGTTCATTTAATTTAATGGTATTAGGACTCGTATCATGGAAACATGTATGATTGGGTTGAAGTATTCTGTATACAGTAGCACTTGAACTTTGTAAGGGAGAATCAACTGTAAGTATATGGGCTTTTGTCGCATTAGTTGTATCTAATTCATGTGATAAAATATAAATTAAACTATTAGGAGTTACTTCATTTAAACTTTCTCTATCGGCTTGTGTTCCTAGTGAAATAGCATCACCATCATTTTGAAGATATTTTCCGTTTTCTGGGGCTAAATAACATCCAGTTAAATCAACAAAACTTAAAATATCT